TTTTAGCTATTGTCAGGATAGTTGTTGCTACATTCTGTGCTGTTTTAGCTGCCACACTCAGCCATTCTAAAGCTGTTGAGATTCCCTGCCATATCACATAAGCCATCAATGCCGCCGTAACTCCGTAAATAACTGGACTTATCGCCAGCCAGTTATCAGCTATAAATTTACCCGCCATAGCAATTCCATTAAAAATACCTTCAGCAACTGTTTTCAAACCTACGAAAGCAATTTTCATATTTGTCACGAAAGAATCAAACGCTCTAGTGTTTGCAACTCGATTTATTATTTTCAGAATACTATCCAGTTCTTTTAAAGCAAAGTTCTTTGCTAAAATCCAAGCATCTTGCCATAACAATGGGAGCAGTTTAAATTTCATATTTATATCATCACTTGCGTTAAATAGAGCATTTTTTATTATGTCTGCCGTTATTTTCCCTTCTGCTCCTAGCTTTTTTAATTCTCCCAATGAAACATTCATGTGCTTGGCTATAGCTTGTGCTACCATAGGTGCTTGCTCTAATACAGAATGCAGTTCATCTCCCTGCAATTTTCCGGAAGCCATTGCCTGTGTCAGCTGATACATCGCAGCTGTTGCCGCTTGGGCACCTGTTCCAGATATTTTAAAAGCTTTCTGCATGAGATTCGTGAATCTAACTATCTCTCCTGTATTGCTAAAAGCGTTTCCTGCAAGCAATCCCAGTTGTGCTACTTGATCCATACTATCCGTATATGCAACTCTTGCGTCATTTGCTGACTGGTAAATCTGTTCTTTCAGCTGTTCAGGTGCGTCCGTTATCAAGTTAAGCCTTGCTGTTATCTGTGCATTCTGATCTGATGCCTGAAGCAATTGCTTTGCTCCCATAACTCCTGCTATTGCTGTTCCCACTTGCATCATTTTTTTCTGTATTGCATCAACAATTCCTGGTGTCTTGCTCAGATTGTCATTCAGTCCTTTGCTGTCACCTTTCATTTTCTGCAGTTCATTCTCTGCCAGTGCCAACTGCTGTCTTGCAGTTGATAAATTAGCAGTGTTGATGTTCATGGATTTTCCATCAAGACTGGATAGGCTGTTTACTGTTGCACTTATAGCATTGTTTATTGCTGTAAATGTTTGCGTCATTCTGTCATTTAAAACTATGCTGTTCTGAATTGTAGCCATTTTTCACACCTCCTAACGCCTTTTACGGCCAGCCTTTCTTTTAGCTTCTTTCTCAGCCTCTTTCTCTTTTTTTATTTTTATGTCAATACAGGCCATAATGAACGCTTTCTCATAAATATCCATTTCAGCAAATTCACTTGGCCTTATTTTCAGTTTATGCAGGCAATAGTAAGCATAGTTGTACTCTGCTACATTTGCCTCAATTAGTTTTTTACTTCATCTTTAATATCTTCTACGTTAAGATCCCATCCATTTATCTTTTGGACTTCTTGAAGCAAAGCTGTATACTCTCCTGGAAGAAGCATAGCATTTATCAGTTCCCTTGAATCCATTACTCCCCAGGAATCTTGCAGCTCTTTGTCATCTAAATCCGGATAAACCAATGATTTCAAAACTAAATCAACGAAGTATTTCTGCTGGTCTAGTTCTGGAACAATTACGCCTTTAGCCTTTTTAACCTGTCTTGTATTCTGCTTTCTTAGTGCGTCATCCATTTCATTTGAGATTGACTTTATCTCAAATTTAACAGTATTTCCTGCATCGTCCTTAAATCTTTTTGACACTTCCACTTCCTGATTTTCCACAGGGATTGTATTCTGTTTTAAAAAAAACTTTAAATCTTTCATTCTTAATTATCCTCCTAAATTTATTTAAAAATAGGGAGCTTAAAACTCCCCTAAAACTACCCTTTTATATGTTCATCCCGTCAAGGGCATTAAATTTATCCATAAGTTTCCAGTCCTCAAATGTGAAATCAAACTCATCTTCAAGATAGTCTGCATCCGCATCGAACTGTGCTATTATTCCACCATCAAGATTGCAGTCAATCAACATTATGGTTTGTTTCCCTACGCTCGAAGTTGGGTCTTCATTTACAAGCTGCATATCGAAATAAACATCCTTACCTGTTCTTGTGTATTCTTGTAATATTTCTCTAAATATTGAGGTGTTAAAATGGAAAGTAGCACTTCCAGTACCTTTCCATCCTGCTGCTTTGTTTCCTTTTCCAGTTTTACCCAAAATTGGAACTTCAACTTTAGTTTTCTCCATTTCTGCTTTAACATTAATCGCCTGCATAAAGTTGTATCTCTTATTCCCGACTGTAACAAAACATTTGGCGAGACTTCCAGATATGGCGTCCTTTCCTTTCATTATTGCTGTGTCGCTCATTTATCCTCACACTCCTTTATCTAAATTATTGTACAATTACGTTCATATAAAGTTTTTCCATTGCCACGACTGGTTTAATATTAGTTGTGACCAATACGCTTTCCTTGGTTTCCCCTTCAACAACCGTAATATCTGTCTCCTCATTGAAGTCTTTTATTGCTCTCAAGTCTTCTAATGTTTCGTGGTGTTTTGAAATATCACGCTTCAAATCGTTTCTATCATATTCTGTATTGTTTGACGAACCCAAATAAGTTTTATTAAATATTGTTGCCACATCAATAGCAATCTGATCTAAAGTTCTCATTACTTGAGCGAACGAGAAATCTCTATTTTTTCTTTTTATGAAAGAAACAAAAGAATTGATGTCCTTCAGAACTCTTATCTCATCCCCAGTCTTGTGGAAAATAAAGTATCCAGCTTTTACAGCTAATTCCAACTCTGTCTGTGTTTCTTCTACCTCAAGTTTGAAATCTCCATTGTATTTATAGTTTGTCAAACTTCTATTAACAGCACAGTATGCTTCAGCTCCACCAACCCAATATACTGCTGAATTTTCAGGAAAATCAGAATCCAATGTTTTAGTTTTAACATTAATCACGCCTTCGTAATCCGGGTCATCAGCACGATAAACCACACATACAAATTTAGCTCCAACCTTATCTCTCATCCTCTTTGTGTACTGTACATACAAATCTTTTATAGTTTTCTCGTTGGAAGTACAAACTAAAACATTGATAAAGTATTTATCTATTTTATCCAAAAATTTCTGATGCGATGCACCTGTCACAGTTCCGTTTGTTCCTCCTGTCATAGGTGTTCCTGCTGTTGCTGTAAGAGTTGCATCTGATTTAAAAATTACAAAGTCATTGTTTTTTAAATCCTTTGCAGTCGCAACTGTCTGAACATCCACCTTTTCAGATTCAACAAAAGTCGTAACATCAAACAGAGAAGCATTGTCAACGTTTGCCTGAATTGATATTTTAATGTCATTCCCTCTTTCTCCTGTATATTTTGCAGTTCCAAAAGTGTTTGACGCTTTAACCCCTCCGGTATTTAATTTATAAATATACCCAGTCTGAGCGTGCTTGTAGAAATCTCTCAGACCTTTTAATTTATCGCTATCGTATGAATGCCCAAAGTATTTCGTTGAATTTTCAATAAAATCTCCATTTTCCACCTTGAAAATTTCCTCATCAGCACTCCAATCAAGCTCAACTCCGATTGCGGCATATCCTCTATCTGAGAATACAAGTTCTGCTCTTTCCTTGCTTACAAAATTAATATATGTACCTGGTAAAACTTTATTCTGTACTAGCCAGGTACCTCCACCATAAGCCATTATTTAACCTCCTTGTCTAAAAAATTCTCTAATTTCTTATCAACATCTGACAACGTGTATTCCTTGTCATCCTCTAATAAGACATTTAATAAATCAGCTCTGTTTTTGTATTTATCTGATCCTATAATCTGACTTTTTACAAATTTAGTTTCAGTACTTTCTTTTTTTGCTTGTGCTTTGTTTTCAACAGTATTATTATCCGCCATTTCAATCCTCCTTCAATCCAGCATTTATTCCAAGTTTTCCCATTTTTGTTTTTTCTCCATCCAGTTTGTAAATAAACATTTCATACGTAACAAAGAAATGCAGTACTTTGTCCTCTTCCCTTGAGTTCCTGTCAGTTCCTCGAACAAGTGTACCATCATCAAGCTTTATGTACTCAAGCACAGTATAAAGTTTATCTAGCGTTTCAAATATCTCTTGGGCTTTTTTATCTTTGGGAAAATATGTAATGTCAAAAAGATAGCTTCTTAAATACCTGTTTCCAACAATCTGTTTTTCACTAGGATTCAACAAGTCAATAAAAAAGCAAGGCTCTTTAAAACCCTGCTCCAGTTCTTCCTTGTGTATGTCTATTCCTTCAAAATTTTCAGACAGTTTCAACCCTATTGCATTTACAATTTCATTTAGCATCTATCCTCCTAACTTTTTAAGCCATTCAGTAATCTTCTTTTCAATAACAGCTGGAGCTTGCTTTTGCAGTTCACTTTCAGAAATTGTTAGCATAAACTTACCTTTTACCCAAGACTTTTTCAATTTCTTCCCAATAGCAGGAACAAATCTTCCTGGTGTCTGCCTATGCCCAAATTCAACATAGCTTGCATATTCAGTAGAGTTTGAAACTTCTATTTCGTAATTTCCACCATTTTTTCTTACATCCGATACTGTCCAGTTTTTTCTTAAAGTTCCACCTTGTCCACCATATGTTTTAGAGAATGTTTTATCGCCTTTTTTGTATGAAACTGTCTTGGTTTTTAAAACTCTAGCTCTGCCTTTCTTATCATATATGGTATCACCTTTTTTTATACCCTTTTTCTTATTGTCTCTCTTATAGGTAGCGATTCCAAAATTTGGGGAACTCACAGGTGTCCTTTTAATTACTTTACGTAGAAGTCTACCAGCTAATTCTTTTATAGTATCAATCATCAACTGCTCTTTTTCTTTCTCCATTTCTTCAATTATTTTTTGAAACTCTTTCAACCCATCAAACTGCACCTTTATCTTTGAACTCGCCATTACGCCTTCTCCTGTTCAGCTTCAAGTACAATTTCCTGATGATTTGTGTAAACTGCTGAAATTCCGCTGTGTCTATATGTTCTTGTTACATTATTTTGTGTCACTTCAATCGTAGAGCCTGGAGGGATATAAACTTCTGGGGAAATGAAAAGAGTTACAACTTGAGATGTATTCGCCCCCAGTTCTGTCTGTTCAGCTTGGCTGATGGTTTCAAAGCTTAAATGGCAAGGCACATCTTTACATATCTCCACCTTTCCGGGCTTTACTATGCCGTACTTGTCTTTAGAGTTCTGTCTCTCAAAAGCTGTGCATAATCCATCCCACATAGATTGTATTGCTTCTCTTGCACTTTTTAAAATATTACTTACCATACTAGCCTCCTATATTTTAAAATCTCATTTTCGCCATAAGTTGACATATCCAACAAAAACACTTCAAACTTATCCCCAGTAGTTTTACTGTCATCAAAAACAACTTTTGTTTTCCCTTCGCTTATCTCTTTTGCGATACGGTTGAAATTTAAACTCGGAATATCAAGCTGATTCATTTTCAATTTAAAATTTAAAAACTCCGCCACACTTCTGTTTATCCATACATACTTCAGCCCTTCAGGAACTTTCCTTTGATTAGTTTTATTACCAATTTGATATTTTACTGCCTGAATGTAATTGTCCAGTAAAAATAAGTCGCCATCTACAACTTCATAGCCTAGCGACTTTAAATATTTTTTAACATCTTCCCTGATGTCTGTGATATAATCCATAGCCATCACTCTATCCTCTCGAAATTATTCTGGCAATAGGTATGGCTTTATGATCTATGTATGTTTTTGTTCCAGTAGAATTATCGTTCACCAGCTCCCAGTTTGCACCCGTTTCCAGTTCAGCATCAGTTGGAGATAGTGTTGCCATACTTGATTTTGTAAATGAAATTCCGTATGGAGCATAACATACTCTCTCTCTTGAATAAAGAGTATCTTGTCCACCATTTGTTTTTGGATCCCTGAACATTTCAAATGGAACTTTCGCTCCTGGATTAGTAAATTCAAAAGCACCTTCACCTAACACATACGTTGTATATTTTGTGTAGGCAGGATTACTTCCTGATTTTGGCACTTCTTCAGTTGGCATAGAATCGTCAACCAAAACCAGTCTACCATTTAAAGCTGCTATCGTTAAATTTCTCTCTATCCCATCTGCGTCCGTATATTTTAAATATTCAAGCAGTTTCAAGTTTTCCAAGTTTGTAGCTATCTGCGAGTGCATTATCGCCAATGAAAATCTTGCCTTGTTTTGCCCTACAGCTTTTTGTAAGGCATTGTTTAATGTTGTAACATTGAACACTTGTTTAGCCGCATCTGTTTCTTTTGAAACATCATAAGTATGCCCATCAACAAATTTTTCATTGTCTGTCCCAGTCATAGCAAATACACCTTTTAAAATTGACAACAGTAAATCCTGGTTTATGTCATCCCAGTATTCTGATACTTGTAAGCCTACTTGGTCCATAAAATTAACTCCGCCTGTTATATCGTGTGAAAAGTCCTTTTCAACCCAACCTTTTGCTCTACCCACGACAACTCTTGAATGCGAGAATGTGTTCATAGATGTTGAATTAATATCAGTTTTACCGTCATAGTTATCAGGTTTTCCGCCTATTCTACCGAATAAAGGCGTTGTTACGTAATACCCTCCTGTCTGTTCATTCATCATATCCACATACTGTGGTGCATTTCTTATCGCTCCTGATTTCAGTAACTCATTTCTTTTTGTCTTTGGTATGGTATCGACATATTTTCCGAATACCTCGCCATTAAAATGTTTTGCGTCAAATAATGCTTTCGCCATAAATATATCCTCCTATAATTTTAATTTTGTTCCGCCATCATCTCGGAATAAGTTTTAATTTTCCCGGTACTTTCGTCAGTACCATTGTTTGTATTTCCTTCTCCAGGTTTAACTCCTGAAAAGTTAGGCTCTTTCGGTTTTGATTCTGCTGTTTTAAATAGCATCTTGCTGTCTTCAGCAGTTTTCAAAGCTTCTATCTGTTCATTAATGCCAATCAGAATTTCACCATCCAGTTTGATTTTACCCATATCAAGCAAAGCCTTAACCGCTTTAGTGTTAATCGCATTTGAACCCAGCAAAGTGTTGTCAATTGCACTTTCCAGTTTAAATTTAGCAAGTTCAGCCTCAAAATTATCTTTTGCCACCTTATTATCCCTTTGCAAATTTTCAATAGTCTGTTTCATTGTTTCCACATCTCCAGAACTATTCTTTAAATTTTCAAGCTGCATATCTCTGTCTTTCAAATCCTTCTCCAGCTGTTTTTTTGTGTTATTCACTTCATCAAATCTTGATTTTGGAATAAACCCTTTCAACTGTTCCGCATTTGCTGACAGCACCTTTTCTGCCTGCTCTTCTGACAGACCTAAATTTAACAAATCTTCTTTGTTCATAATCTATTCACTCCTATTCATTTTTTACGTTGTATGCCAACGAGATTATTTTTTTCCTGATTTGTTCTTTTACGCCTGCAAATTCTAAAAAGGCGATTGATTTTTTAATTTTTCAAGATATACTTATATTATCCTTTTAAGAAAGTAGGTGAATAAAATGGGAAAAGACCAACATGTTACTCCTAAAGATGGTAAATGGCAAGTCAAAGGAGAAGGCAATGATAAAGCAACTAAAACCTTCGGTACTCAGAAAGCTGCTATTGATTACGCTAAGGCAATAGCTAAAAATCAAAAATCTGAGGTTGTCATCCATGGTAAAGATGGTAAAATTCGAGATAAAGACAGTTATGGAAATGATCCATGTCCTCCTAAAGACAAAAAGCACTAATCTTTAAATTTTATTTTTACCACTATTTTGGAATTGGCGGTACTCACATTGCTATTAGTGATTACTGCCAATTCTTTATTATTTTCCGTATCAAACACCGTTATCTTTTCAATGTCGTCTTTTATAATATTACTTTTTTCATTCATTATCTCACCTCCTCAAACGCCAGTATCAGTGCTGAGTTTATATACCATTCTTTTCCATCGTTTATTAACTTTATACTTTTGCCTTTATCAGCTTCCTTAATAAATTTCTTCAATGTTTTTTCATATTTAACACCCACGTAGTTTCCGTCGCTATGATAGATATTAAGTGTTATCATTTTTCCTCCTTGAACAAAAAAATCACGATTAAATTAATAACCGTGATTAGCTTTTTTTATTGATTGTCTTTCCTATACATTTCCCATAAATCTGAAAATTTAAAATCTAAATCTTTTTCTTCTTTTAGAACTTTTTTCATAAACTCAAAAAATTCTTTGTGAAGCTCAATTTCCTCTTTCGTAAAAGGTCCATCAAGCCCTCTCCATCCCATTTCGTCTCTTTTTCTCTGATACTCTTTTTCTTTATCTCTCATTTGTTTAAATGCCTTATATAACCTATGTTCTCTTGATAACATGTTTTCTTCTCCTATACTTCAGGTTTTTATCTTTTGCATTTAGTTTTTGTAAAATCTGTGCAACTTCTTCAAAGTCTGATTCTCGAAGTTTTTGAACGTCATCGTCAAAATTCGTCATATCCATTTCAAACATATCTTTTGACAGTTCATGCACATATTTTTCATCAATCGCTCTCATATACCTGAACTTGCCATTTCTGAAAGTGTCAAAATCTCCACCACTGAATCCCCATTCGTGCCTTCCTTTTGGGTGATTGTGAGTTATAGAAGCGTTCTCAAAACGTATTGATTCGATTCTTTGCGTAGGCAACGAACCTTCATCGCCCTTTATAACGTATATTTCTCCAGTCTCAGTTACAACCATAGCACTTTCGTAGGTATTCTTAACTATTTTTTTCTCGTATTTCTGCAAAAGCTCTTCAATATTATTATACCTTGTATCTTTAATATTTCCAAGTAATCTGTATCTTCCTTCAGGAACTTTTACAGTTTTATTTTCTGAACTTCCAATAGCGTACTTGCTTTTCCAATCTTTATAAGTCATGTCACTTGGAACATAATAAGTTTTCCCATCTTTATCCCTTGCGGCACGTTTCTCTTCCTCCTCCTCCTCATCTTCAAAATATGGTGCTGTAGTTGTCCTGCAATTGACGTGAAACGGTGGAGCAGTTGTCCCAATCTCGTAATCCTTAAACTCGAACACTTTGCCGTCAAGCCCCTGGCAAATCTCGGAAGTCCTGCTATCAAGAGTAGCAACAATTTCATAACGTTCAATGTTCAAGTCTTCATAAGTCTTAATTCTAGCTTTAGAAGCGTAGGCGGCACTTTCAGTGTAGACAAGCCTTGCCACATTGCTTCTGCTTGTATTCATTCTTTTAACAACTTTTTCTATTAATGTATCAAGTTTATCTCCACGAATAAAAGCCTGCGTCATTTCTGTATGCAGAGCGTTTAAAAGTTTTTCCTTGTCTTCCCATATCCTGTCTGAAAAATGTTTTCCGTCAGAAGCCCAAGGGTTAGAAATAACAGTATTTACTAATTTATCATTCAATTTATACATATTTGAACCTATGCCTATCCCTGTACCTTTGGCGATTTCAAAAAATGAATGGTTATATTGATCCTTGTATAAGTTACCTAGATAATTTTTAAATCCATTGCCGTTATCATTGTATAACTTTTCTATTTCAGCACGTACCTGAAGCTTCATAGCTTCCAATCTCTCTATATGATACTTGGCACTTGCATTTTCAAGTTCTTTTGAAAACTTCAAACTATCTTTTCCTGAACCTTTTTTGATATACTCTTCTACA